ACCTCGGCTTGCAAAGCTGTATCCAGACCTTCTTGGAAAATTTAAAGATGGGTTATGGGTAGGACTCTTTGCTCCTACAGAATCACAGGCCGAAACTCTGTTCGGGAGAGCAGTGACTCGTCTTACGTCTGAGCGTGCTATTGAAATCATGGATGACCCAGAGATTGACGATAGCACAGCTCGTGTGGGTGGAGTTACTCGGCAGATTAAGCTTAAAAAATCAGGCTCTACTATCACTATGATGACTGCTAACCCTCGTGCAAAGATTGAATCTAAGTCGTTCCACTTGGTAGTTATTGATGAGTGCCAAGAAGCGGATGACTTCGTAGTATCCAAATCAATCTCTCCTATGTTGGCTTACTACGCAGGAACGATGGTAAAAACAGGTACACCAACAACAAGCAAAAACAACTTTTACAGAAGTATTCAACTCAACCGTCGTCGTCAAACTGGGCGTAATTCACGGCAAAATCATTTCCAATGGGACTGGAAAGAAGTCGCGAAAGTCCAACCTAATTACGAAAAATTTATTCGAAAAGAGATGCTTCGTATCGGTGAAGATTCCGATGAATTTCAGATGTCGTACAACTGCCTTGTTCCAACTACTAAAGTCCTTACTTCAGACCTTCAGTATGTGGAGATTGGGTCTGTAAAAGTTGGAGATACTCTCGTAGGATTCGACGAAGAACCAACTACTAAAGGTGCTCATAGAAAAATACGGAAAACAACTGTAACTAAAGCGGAGCGCATACTTCGTCCTACTTACAATATAGCCCTGTCAGACGGCACAGTTGTGGGCTCATCAGATGGACATTTATGGCTAGTATCAACAGCTGGTCGTAGAACAGTGTGGAAACGCACAGACGAGCTACTTACTACAGACCGTATTTTTAAAATATTAGATACTTGGGAGAGTGCAGAAGATTATAGAACAGGGTATCTAGCGGCTGCATTTGATGGGGAGGGGCACTTCTCTCGTCAAGCAATGCTCGGATTCTCTCAGAGAGATAATGTCATGCTTTCAAAGGTAAGGAAGTATCTGACTGAGTTGGGATTTAAGTATTGGGAACGGCATGACACAGGTACTAATGGCGATGTAACTGTTCTCCATATAGCAGGCGGACGTGCGAGCATGTCTAGATTCTTGGGACAAATACGTCCAGAACGATTACTTAAGAAAGTGAACTTGGATGAGTTCGGGTCTATAGGCCGTCATGATTTCGTCGGACAAGACTTTGAACACCCTCTAGTTGTTTCAGTGGAGTATGTTGGTGAGCAAGAGGTTGTAGCTCTTGAAACAACGACGAAAACCTTTATCGCAGAAGGATTAGCTTCTCATAACTGCAAATGGTTGTTAGAAAGAGGTATGTTCGTCACTTCTACAGTCATGGATGAGTTAGGAGACACTTCGCAAGAGGTCGTAAGAGCATGGCATAAAACTCCCGTAGTAGTGGGAATTGACCCAGCTCGTAAGACTGACTCAACAGTAGTCACTGTTGTTTGGGTTGACTGGGATAGGCCAGACGAGTTCGGCTACTTCGACCATCGAGTGTTGAACTGGTTGGAACTTCAAGGAGAAGATTGGGAAGAACAATACTTTCAGATTGTAAACTTCTTAGAGAATTATGACGTGCTTGCTATAGGGGTAGATGCTAACGGTGTAGGAGACGCAGTAGCCCAACGTCTAAAGCTTCTAATGCCTCGCGCTGAAGTAACTGCTCTTACCTCCAGTCCATCAGAACAATCGAAGAGGTGGAAACACTTACAGGCATTGATTCAGAGAAAAATGATTAGTTGGCCTGCACATGCAAAGGTTCGCAGAGGAAGAACTTTTAGGCGTTTTTATCAGCAGATGACGGATGCCGAAGTTACGTTTAAAGGCCCTAACTACATGGTTGCAGCCCCCGATGAAGCCCATGCCCACGATGACTTTGTGGATTCACTCTCTATTGCTTGCAGCCTTACCCAGAACCTTGTTATGCCGGAAGTAGTTGCTTCTAGTAATCCCTTCTTTTAACAACAAAAAGGCTCCAAAAGGGTGGAAACTATTCCCAAGGAATAGGCCTTCCTATCAACACATCCTTAAGGAGTAAGAATGACAATTTCACCAGCACCCCGTTTTCCAGAGCGTGCTCCACAAGTCTACGAAATGAAGGGTGCAGGCAACGCAACACGCCGTGGACCACTCCGTTTCGAAGAGGGTATTGCTACTGATACCGATGTTCCAACTGATTTTCAGAAGGGTATGCAACAGGGCTTGATTCCTGCTGCTGGTCGCCCAAACCGCAATGCTAACGTATTCGAAAAGCCTGCTGCTGAGACACTCTCAGAGCGTGCCCACGTCGGTTCAGCATCTTGGATTGAAGGACCAGAGTTCCTCGGTGAGTTCGCTCATGGAACCATGAACGATTACTCAGCAGCGAAAATCGAAGAAGTAGCTCGTTCAGGCGGACGTACACAACGTCAATCTGCAACTGTAGTTAACGACTAGTTTATAGAGACATACCTTTGCCCCCGCATTAGTGTGGGGGCAATAGGGTATTGAGAGGAGTACGAAATGGCAGTAAAGCCAGCTAATCAGAAAATGTGGGACATGATTGTCGCCCAGGCAAAAGCAAAGTACTCGACCTACCCAAATCCAGGTGCATCACACTGGGTTCGTAAGACATACACCGAGCATGGTGGAAGATTTATAGAGACAAGCGAAGAAGACCGTCGTAAAGGTCTTGAGAAGAAAAAAGCTGAGAACAAGAAAAAGCAAGAAGCAGCTACTGACAAAAAGAAGTCTTCTAAAAAAGATAAGAAAGAAAAAAAGTAACTTATATGAGTCGTTCGAAGAACGAAAATGCTGACGCAGTGCGGGCATCACGCACTCAACAGACACATACCAAGTCTGTCACGGACGGATTGGAGGTGATTTAGCGCATGTCATTCCTAGACTTTTCTCCTCCGTCTTATCGCGCAGCCTCGTCAGACCTAACAATCTCCATTTCCCCATTGGGACTTGTAGAATTGGCTGACGAGGAATAGCCCCGAATTCGAGGTACATGGACCGCGCTTAAACAGGTACTCGCTCAATTGGGCGATGTACCTGGGTTGAATAGGTCATCACTGGGGTTACCGTCGTGAGACGGGCGAAATGCAAATTGCGGTAAATTACTACCGTGCATTCAATGACTTTTTAGCACGCTTTACCTTTGGTAAAGGCGTGCACTTCCGTTCCCCTAAAGCAACTGAAGCTATTGTCCCTGACCGCTTAGAGCGTGTATGGGAAGTAGATAATGACAAGATGCGTGTGCTACTTGAGATGGCACAACAAGGTGGAATTACTGGCGACGTGTTCGTAAAGGTCGCGTATGAAGAGCCTTGGGACGATTCCGCAGGTGGCTTCCACCCAGGTCGTGTTCGTATTCTTCCTATGAACTCCTCCTTTTGTTTCCCTGAGTTTCACCCACATGACCGTACACGGTTACTGAGATTTAAACAGAAATATCGTTTCTGGGGCACATCTTTAGAGGGTACACGACAGGTATTTACTTACACTGAAATCCTTACTGACGATGTTATCGAAGAGTACATCAACGATGAGCTCATTGATTCACGGCCTAATCCACTAGGTGTAATCCCTGTAGTTCACATTCCTAACGTACCTGTATCAGGTTCCCCATGGGGACTTGCAGATGCTCATGACATCATCACCATTAACCGTGCTTACAACGAAATCTCAACAGATGTAGCAGACATTATTAACTACCACGCTTCCCCTGTGACAGTTATTATCGGTGCTAAAGCATCTAACCTTGAAAAAGGCGCAAAGAAAGTTTGGGGCGGTCTTCCAAAAGACTCTCAGGTTTTCAACCTTGAAGGAGGAGCGTCAGGAATTGATGGAGCTCTAAAGTACTTAGAACTCTTAAAGCGCTCAATGCACGAAATCATGAACATCCCAGAGACTGCTCTAGGACAAGTTCAGCCAATTTCAAACACGTCAGGTGTTGCGCTTTCTATTCAGTATCAACCTTTGATGAATCGTTACAGCCAAAAGGTTGCTCAATACGGAAAAGGTATTGAGAAGATTAACGAACTGATTCTTCGTAACCTTGCTTTCAAAGAACCACAAACTTTCCTTTATAACCCAGAGAGTGATGGCCCAATCAAACCAGGCCAACTAACTCAGCTTGACCCTAATGACCCAATTACCTACATGAACTATGTTCAATTCCCTCCTCCATTGCCTTTGGATAAGCTGATTCTTCTTAACGAAATCCAGACTAAATTGGGAATGGGACTTGAGTCTAAGGAAGGCGCTCTCCGTACTCTTGGCGAGGAATTCCCAGAGGAGAAATTGGAAGAGATTCGCCAAGAGCTTATTGCTGATGCAACGGCTGATGGAGCTCTACAGTTAGTAAAGATTCAGATTCAGAAAGAAATCATGGATATGACAGGCATGATGCCTGGTCCAGATGGAAACTCTGCTATTCCTATAACTCCCCAGGAGTTAGGTGACGGTGACGTACTGGGAGATGGAATTCAGGGACCTGAAAGTCCTGACAACATTGACAGCCCTGAAAACCAAGCGGCATCAATGATGGAAGACCAATCTGAGAACTCACTTCGTGAGGCTCTACTAACCCAAGCTTACGGAACAAAGATTCCACAAAGAAGAACGGTAGAAAAAGATAACTAAGTTTCTGATAAAAAATCAGAATATAACGAGACAAAAGCCTTTAAATGATATGCAATTGTCTCACATAACCAAGTGGCACGCCGTAAGGCATTCGGACAATAACCCAAGAAAGATAAGTGATTGATATGGAAACCCAACAAGAAAACATCGGAGACACCTTAATGGGACATCTCATTGACGGTGCAATTAACACTCCAGCACAGTCAAACCCAAATGAGGGAGCTATGGGATACACCGCAGACGACCTTGCTAAAGCTCGTGAACAAGAGAAAGCAAAGTTGTATCCTCAGTTGGAAAAGATGAGAGAAGAACTCGCCTCTCTTAAGAGAGAGCGCGAAGAGGAAGCAGCAAACCGTGCAGCGGCTATCGCTGCAAAAGAAGCGGCTGAAGCTGCTGCTCTTAGAGCAAAAGAAGAAGAAGAACTTTCCGCAAAGGAACTCCTCGCTAAGAAGGAGCAAGAATGGAATGCTCGTTTAGAGCAAGAAAGTCTTGAAAGAGAACGCGCCTTTGCTCTCCTAGAGAAAGAGCGCAAGTTCCAAGAAGTGATGAACTACCGTGCATTCAGAATTGAAGAAGAGCGCGAAACAATCGCCCCTCAACTTCTAGATATGATTTCAGGTAATTCAGAAGAAGAAATTGAACAAAGCATCAGCTTGTTGAAAGAAAAGACTGCACTAATCATGCAAGATGTTCAACAGACTGTGCTTAATCAAAGGCAACAAATGGTGGGAGCACGCATTACCGCTCCTGCATCAGGACCCCTCGATAACGAATCGGACCAACATATCGCTACTCCTGACTCAGTCAGGGACATGTCATTGGCAGACTATGCGAAGAACCGAGCCAAGTTGCTTGGCAGCGCTGCATCTAATAGAGGCCAGGGTCTCTTCGGTTAATACCCCCTCAACCAACTAAGAAAGGACTTGACCTCAGATGGCAAGTGCAATTACAGGTACTGGACAACTCGCCAGTGCACCTACAGCTTACTCAGGCTCCAACTCAAGCCTGAACCAAGCAATTCAGACAATCTGGTCCAAGGAAATCTTGTTCCAGGCTATGCCAATCCTTCGCTTCGAACAGTTCGCTGTTAAGAAGACTGAACTTGG